CTCCCCCCCGCCTTTGGAGAGATGAAATAATCTCCCCGAAGGAACAATCACGTGGGCTTAATTGGATAACCAAGGTACCTCGTGAGGTCCGCTAGGTTCTGGGCTCCTGGCATAGAGCCCCATGAACTGGTCAATTTGGTCGTCCGAGTAACTTTCGTTCCTCAGACGCTCCAAATTCCGACTAGCGGTATCCCTCACGAAGACAACCTTCGTCTTCCAATCAAGTCTTTTGCAAAGTTCATCAAAGGTCGACGATTGCAGATCTTGATACTGGTAAGTATCCCTGGAGAGAATCTCTTGGCGAAGCTTATGGAACTTTCTGGCCACCGCCCTTAGAGAAGGGACCTTCTGAATCGCGGGTAGCTCACTGTTCCAGGACAGCTGTCCTTGAACGAGCCCCCGAAGATCCTGAAGGAAATCCTTTAAGGGGAACCAGCTTGATTCCTTAAGCTTCTCCTCGATTGGGGTGAGGGTCCACCACTGAGGGTAGACCTCGACAGGAACTCCGTCAAGGAGGCCGTCTGCGCGAGCTCTCTCAATGTGAGTAAAATCACATTGAGCGAGGACCGCAGAGACCACCTCATCGGATTTCCTACCGAGGTCCCCAGAGTACTGTGGATCCCACAAACCACCCAATCTCTCCATGGATAGGAGGTTACTGACATTATAGTCAGCCCTTAGGAGGATTGAAATCATCCTTGGGGTCTTAGGACTGAGGAACTTGAGTTCCCTCTTGTAGTGAGGGTACTCAAGTCCACCAAACTTCCTAGGAACCCAGGGTTCAATCTTAAGGGAAATCACCAACCGAAGGAATTCCGCGTATCTCCAGTGGAGATAGGTGCAGGCCCCGGCATAAACCGGGTCCTTCCACCACGCGAGTTCCTTCGAGGCGGCTATCCCTCTACTCCAAGAGGGAGGAACCTCCTTCTTACCAGGTAACCGAGAATCCGGGGTGCTCAGCGAACGGACCCTTAGGATATCCAGGAAGCGGAATCTCTTCTGGACTCTGTCCAGAATGCAGACCTGCTTCGTGTATGTCCCAAGGTTCCGGGATTTCGCATGAACCCCCGGGGAGATGATAGCTCCACCCATGGGGAGGAGCCCCTCGAACAGAAGGGCTCGCTTCGCCGTGGTGAAGGAAATCTGATCATCTCCACATCTCGACGTCAAGGGATCCCCTGGCGTCCCCCTAAAGGTTACATCCTTTAGGCGGCCCCCCTCTACCTCCTTCAGAATCCCTTTAACAGACAGTCTAGGAAAGGCCCGGAGCAGCGCTCCGGACAACTCCCAGAAGAATCTATTAAAGAGGTTCAAAAAGAACCAAGAGGAGGGATTCGCCATGGCGATCCCTCGGTTTGTTACCGAAGTATCAAGATCCTCGTATTCAACTTCCATAGGAGAAGTAGCGAGTGGTGAGAGAATTCTCACCACACTCGGGGTGGTAGGGTCCTTTAAGTAACCTCGACAGAGTCGGGTGATGAGATCTTGGTGAAAGGTGTCCGTGGCTCTTGATAAATCAAGAGACATGACCACCCTCTTCTCCAGGAACTCGTCATCCGCTTTCTCGAGGGCCTTATTGGCCCTCTTCATGAAGGACACTAAGGTTCCTTCCCCAGAGATGGTCCCGACCTCGGGATCCTTCTTTAGGGACGAGTAACAATAGGTCCTCACGAGGTGGAGCAGAGTAGCAACGACAGAATCGGCAGGGGTCACGACCCTTGCCTTATTCCCTTGCTCCTCCACTGCAACCGCCCTAGTGGGGTAGGGTTTTGGCTCGAACCCGTCGAGGGAAATCGTAGGGGGTGACCTATACCTTCCGGTATAGGGTTCACCCTCTATGAGATCCCCCACGGGTTCGGGAACAAAGCCCATCCCCCTCGCCCTCTCCAGGAGGAACAAAACCGAGTAGTCCCTCAATATCATGTTCGACTCCGGCCCCTCGAGGAATGCTGGGAGGAAATCCCAGTACCCCCCGATGGCCGTATGCGAACCGATATAGTGGGTCCTACACTTGAGTCCCTCTAGAGTTTCCGAGAGCACCCCCCTGACAAACGCAGCCCTCCCCCCCTCCCTACGAGAGAAATCGTAGGTAGAGGAGGAGGTGTTTGTCAGGGTGATTGCTCGGGAACTCGGGGGGAACTCACTACGGTAGAGTTCCGCGAAATCTTCAGCGAGATTAAGGAGCCCTTCACTCGTCACACCACCGCTAGTGGTCGTCTCCTGGTGCAATTCAAGAGATTTTTTACATTTCTCTTGAGACGGCACCGGTAGACCACCCTTAACGGAGTAAAGTGTGTAGAGGTGAAAGGAGTTCCTCTCGGAGGAGGCCCCCTCGGGCGAGTAGGGACCCTTCGTTGGTAACAGTAAACCACGAAGGACCCCTTTTGCCCAAGGGAAGAGGACCCACCCATCGCGAGTTGCGCCGATGGTACCTGACTCTACTTCAGGTCGAGAGTAATCACTCTCGATTGAGTAGTACAGGGCCCAATCACACAAACTCGCGACACGGGACAGGGTCCAGTCGCCTCCTTGGAAGCACCAAGACCTGAGGAGCCACCTGTACAACTTCAGGATTCCAGATCTCGTCTCTTGGTAGAGCCGTGGGGTTAGAGATAACCCCTTGAC